GTATAGTTTGTATATTAATGTTATTCCAAAAGGTAAATACTTTTTGAAATATATTAAAGGAAAATCCGAAGATAAATACGAACAATTTATAGTAGACCTTTTAAAGAAAGAATACGATTGTTCGGAAAATCAAGCAATTGAATATTTAGAAGTTCTTTATTCTACACGAGAAGGTAGAGAATATGTGAAATATGTTTGTGAAAAATATGGTATAGATAAAAAACAAATAACTAAATTGAAATTAAAAATATAATATTTATAAAAAACAATTTATGAATAGCACCTTCGAAACAGCAAAAGAACATTTCTTAGAACATGGATATTGTAATGCTTCTTTAAAAGACATTGATTTGGATTTTTATAATTATTTAGAAGCTAATTTTCTTTGTGACGAAAACAACAATTTACAAGATAGATTTCATAGATTAAGATTTGATTCAGAAGTTTTTAAAACGACATATATTAGTCCAACGGAAACATATGAAGATTGTGTTCTTAAAAAAGAAGAATTTTTAAAGTCATATAAAGATGGTCAAATTACCCAATGCTGGTACATCAGTTATGGAATTGACCAAAATGATGAACGTGCTATAATTTCAAAAGGTATTTATAATATTTGTAAATATTTTTATGATTTAACTGAAAATGATTTATTAGATAATAGTGAAGCACAATTATCATATTATGATAAAGGATGTTTTTTCAAAGAGCATCGTGATGCTGCTAGTATAAATTTGTGTTCTATTATCATTTACTTAAATAAAAATTACAATAAAGAAAACGGCGGCCTTTTATTGTTAAATGGTGAAGAAATTATCCCAGAATTTGGTAATATAGGATTTATGGACTTGTCAAAGCATGATATTAAACATGGGGTAACCGAAGTTATTGGTGGCCCAGGAAGATATGCAATTTTAGCCTTCCCGAAATTAAAAACTACAATATAATTTGGTAAATTCAATAATTTGTCTTATATTAGACTTATTATGGCAAGAGTATCATTTTCACAATATAGTATGTGGCACAACTGTCCACAACAATACAAATTAGCATACATAGATAAGTTAGGAGAAAATTCCTCTAACATTCATTCAATCTTTGGAACTGCAATGCATGAGACACTTCAAAACTATTTGGAGAAATGTTTGAGAATATCAAAGTCACAAGCTGACAAGATGATTGATTTACAAGAGTATCTAAAAGAAAGAATGAGAGATGCATATCTTAAAGAAACCGAAGGGGAAATAGGAAATACTACAATATGCACCAAAGAAGAAATGGTAGAGTTTTTAGAAGATGGAAATGTCTTATTAGATTGGTTCCAGAAACCGAAAAACTTTAACAAATTCTTTTCGTTAAAACACGATGAGTTGGTAGCAATTGAACAACCTATAAACACAAAGATTTCAGAGAATGTAAACTTTATGGGTTTCATAGATTTGATTATAAGAGATACATTTACGGGTAGATATAGAATCATTGACTTTAAAACTTCTACAAGAGGTTGGAGTAAGTATCAAAAATCAGACCCAGTTAAAAGTGCACAAATCCTATTATATAAAAAGTTCTACGCAGAATTACTAAACATTTCCGAAGATGTGATTGATGTTGAGTTTATCATTTTGAAAAGAAAGGTGGAGGTAAGAGAGGATATTCCAACACATAGAATCAGTAAGCATGTACCTGCAAATGGTAAGGTATCGGTGAATAAAGCTTGGAAAGGTTTTACGGAGTTTGTAGAGAGTGTGTTTGACAAAGATGGTAATTATAGAACCGATGTAGAGTATCGAAAGAACGCAACCAAACTATGTGAATGGTGTGAGTTTTTTGACAGAGGAATATGTGATAGAGGATTAAAAAATTTAAATTAAACAATATATATTTTAAAAGTTATGGCAAAAAAGAAGATTCTGTTATTATCAGATGATTTAAGAATGGCAAGTGGTATTGCCAACGTTTCCAAACAATTAGTAATGGGAACTGTTGATAAATATGATTGGGTACAATTAGGTGCAGCAATCAAACATCCCGAAGCAGGTAAGATATTGGATTTATCCGATGATGTTAGAGAAAGAACTGGTGTAAAAGATGCAAATGTAAAAATCATCCCGTTTGATGGATATGGTAATCCAGATGTTATTCGTCAATTACTTATGCAGGAAAAACCTGACGCTATCTTACACTTTACAGACCCGAGATATTGGATTTGGTTATATGAGATGGAACATGAAGTTCGTCAATCAGTACCTTTATTCTTTTATCATATTTGGGATGATTTACCAGACCCAAAATATAATAGAGATTACTACGAAAGTTGTGATTGGATTGGATGTATTTCAAAACAAACTTATGGTATTACTAAAAGAGTTTGGAGTTGGGATAAAGAAAAACATTGGGTTAAACCTGCTAATTGGCAAGTAAGTTATGTACCACATGGTATCAATTCGGATTTATACAAACCAATTGAAGTTCCAAAAGAATTTAAAAAAGAAATATTTGGTGATAAAGAATATGAATTTGTTTTATATTGGAATAATAGAAACATTCGTAGAAAGCAACCGATTGATGTTATTTTAGCATTTGATAAATTTGTAGAAGCATTACGACCAGAGGAAAGAAGTAAGGTATGTTTATTAATGCATACTCAACCTGTGGAAGAACATGGAACAGATTTACCAAGAACAATTGCAGAATGTTGTTCACCTGAAACAAATGTAATATTTGCACCAAATAGATACTCCGAAGAACAATTGAACTATCTTTATAACATTGGTGATGTGACAATTAATGTGGCATCAAACGAAGGATTTGGATTAGCAACTGCAGAATCGGTAATGGCGGGAACTCCTATCATTGTAAATGTGACTGGTGGTATGCAAGACCAATGTGGATTTAGAGATAGAGGTACAGGTAAATTATTAACTGCAGAAGATTATGTTGAAATTGGTTCTTTACACGATAGACATAAAAAAGCAGGTGTAGTTTGGGGAGATTGGGTTAAACCAATTTGGCCAGTTCGTTCAACAACAGGTTCAGTTCCTACTCCATATATTTTTGATGATAGAGTTGATTTTGAAGATATTACTCCGTTGATTATGGATTGGTATAAAATGCCAAAAGAAGATAGACACACAGCTGCACTGAAAGGTAGAAAGTGGATGTTAGGAGATGGGTTATTAAGTAGAGAAGCAATGTGCAATGCATTGGTAGAAGGTATGGAAGGTGCATTCGAAAATTGGAAACCAAAAGAAAAATTTAAATTAATAGAGTTATAGTATGAAACCAACATTAGTATTTCAGGCACCAATAGCAACAAGAAGTGGATATGGTGACCACGCGAGAGATTTATTACATTCTCTTTATAAATTAGATAAATTTGAAATCAAAGTTATTAGTACTCGTTGGGGACAAACTCCAATGGATGCACTCAACTATGACAAACCTTTTCACAAGTGGGTAGTGGATAATATCATATCAGGTATTGAACAAAAACCTGACATTTATATTCAGGTTACAGTACCAAATGAATTTCAACCATTAGGACATTATAACATTGGAATTACTGCGGCAATTGAAACAACACATTCTCCATTAGATTGGATACATGGTTGTAATAGAATGGATTTGATATTAGTACCATCTGAACATTCAAAGAAGAGTTTGGTTGATAGTGTTTATAATGAGGCTGATAATAATACAAAACAATTAATAGCTCAACATAGAATTCAAAAACCTATTGAAATTATTTTTGAAGGATTTGATGAAGAAGATTTTGGAACCGATGAAGTTGCACACATTACCAAATTGGATTCAATCAAAGAAGACTTTGCATTCTTATTTGTAGGACATTGGTTAAGAGGTGATTTGGGTGAAGATAGAAAGAATGTGGGAATGATGATTAAAACATTCGCAATGGCATTCAAAAACGAAAAAGTAAAACCAGCATTGGTATTAAAAACCAGTTCAGCAGGATTTAGTATATTAGATAGAGAAGCCACAATTAAAAAAATTAAAGATGTTTTAGGAAATGACTATGGTAAAATTCCAGTCTATCTATTGCATGGTGACTTAACTCCATCCGAAATGAATGGATTATATGAACATAAAAAAGTAAAAGCAATGTTAAACTTTACAAAAGGTGAAGGATTTGGTAGACCTCTATTAGAATTCAGTTTAACAGGTAAACCAATATTAGTAAGTGGTTGGAGTGGCCAATTGGATTTCTTAAAGCAAGGTGCAGTATTATTGGAAGGTGAATTAAAACCTGTACATGAATCTGCAGCTGACCAATTCTTATTAAGAGAATCACAATGGTTTAATGTAAACATTTCAAAAGCGTTGGTTGCAATTAAAGATGTATACAAAAATTATGACAAATATAAAACTGCATCATTTCAGTTAGGTAAACAAAACAAACAAAATTTTAGTTTGTCAAAAATGACCAAATTATTTGATACAATATTAAATCAATATGGTATTTATACTAAAGCACAACCAAAGTTTCAACAATTACAATTACCAAAATTGAAAATGTTAAATAAATAATGCAAAATTATAATCCAGTATATCGTAAGTTCATTGATGATAAAAAAATTATATCTGGTACAAAAATGACTAGAGGTAAATTTTATTTAGTAAAAGAATATAAATACGTTGATGGTACAAAAGGAAGTTTTACTGAAACCACAGGCCCTATAATTTATACATTATATGTTTCACAAGGAAAGGATATAGTACATTGTGTTAAAGTATCAAATGTAAACCCAAATTTAATTAAAAGGTTTTTTGGAAAATTTATAAATGAAAAAACTGAAAAATTACAAATGAGAGGTGGTGCAAAAGATTTTTATTCAAAAATTGTAAGTAAAGTACCCGTTATAACAAATGATGCATATAGAACTTATAATATAAGTGGATTAACAAAGGTATTAGAATTGACGATGGATGTAAATGAACTTACTCCAAAAAGTAAAAATGTAACAGGGATTGATTCAAAATCTCAATTAAAAAATAGATAGTTATGACATCAAATGAATTTGTCCTTTGGTTAAAAGGATTCACAGAGGGAGTACATGAATTTAATATCACTCCAAAACAATGGGATATATTAAAAGAAAAGTTAGCAGAAGTAGAAGATAAGGTATTAGTTCTTGAATCGACACCATCTTTTCCCTTTGGAGTACCAAATGGTTCACCATTTATTACACCACCACCAACAGACCCATATAATCCATATAAAATAACTTGTACACCTGGAACAACAATTACAACAACACCAGGAGTTGGTTCAATTACAATTGGTAATCCACCATTTGGATTTGCAAGTACATCAACTGCGTATGGATATCCAAGTGGTTCTGCATGGAGTTATACAACATCAAACGAAAAAATATTTTAATGAAATTAAGTTACGCAATAACGGCTTGTAATGAAGTCGAAGAAACGATTAGATTAGTAGGACAATTATTAAACTACAAAGAAGAAAATTCAGAAGTAGTAGTCCTTTTAGATTTACCAAAAGCTCCCATTGAATTGGTTGAGTATTTGGAACTACAAGGAAAAGCAGACCACATCACATTAATAGAATCTGAGTTTGATAACGACTTTGCTCAATGGAAAAATCTATTGAATTCACAATGTAAAGGTGATTGGATATTTCAATTAGATGCTGATGAATATTTAGAACCAGATTTAATTGTAAATATGGAATCTTTATTGGATGCAAATACCGATAAGGATATGATTGTTGTTCCAAGAATTAATACTGTAGAAGGATTGACCGATGCACATATTCAAAAATGGGGATGGAATGTAAATGAAAAAGGTTGGGTGAATTTCCCAGATGTTCAAACTCGTATCTACAAAAATTCTGATAAAATTGGTTGGATGAATAAAGTACATGAAAGAATAGTTGGGTTTGAATCATACACATCATTTCCAGCGGATGAGATATATTGTATTAGACATCCTAAAACAATTGAAAGACAAGAGAAACAAAATAACTACTACGATACTTTATAATGGTTCACATATATTATCACATATATGCGATAGATGGTGTTGAAGAAATTATAGATGAGCAACTTTCTTTAATAGAAAAACATTTTGATTTTCCCTACATATTAAATGTGGGGATTTCTATTGCGGAAAGTAATATATCAACTACATCTATATTAGAAAAAATAAAACCAAATTTAAGAGATATTCGTAGTAAGGGAAATGAATGGACTACATTAGATTTGATAAGAAATGATGCAGAAAAATTTGGTGATTCCGATTATATTTTGTATATTCATACGAAAGGTGCATCAAAGCAAAACGACAATAGATATGAAAATATAATAAGTTGGAGACAGATTATGAATTATTTTAATATTGAAAAAGTAAAAAATGTATTTAAATTATTTGAAAGAACCGAATTTAATACATATGGAGTTATATTTAGAGGTTATTTTTATAGTGGAAATTTTTGGTGGGCAAAGGGTGATTATTTAAAAACTATAAATTTAGAAACTAAAAGATTAAATAGATTTGCAGCTGAAATGGAATTCATTCAAAGTGGAAAAGATTGGAAACCATATTCACCATACAATAATGAAAGTAATGATGATTACGCAACATATTTTAAAAAAGAAGATTATACAATATGAAAATAACATTTATATACGATTACAAACCAAATGAAAAATGGTCAACTCCATTATCTTTACTAAATGAATTTAAGGAAAGGGGTTGGGAAACCGAAATAGTACCAATACCAAATCGTGACGATTCTCAATTACAATTGTGGATTCAGCAAGATACACCAACGGATATTGTATTATTTATGGATTGGGGAAGATTTGATTCTAAATGGTTAGATAAAAACTTAAAACCTACTGCATTTTGGATTCAGGAAAGTGGAGATGACCCTCAAAACTTTGAAAGGAATTATCCAAAAGCAAGTAGGTTTCATTACACAATTACACCTGACAAAGTATCAGCAGAAGAATATAGAATATGTGGTATAAATGCAGACTGGGTTCCACATTGGGCAGATATAACAG